GCGCCTGTGGGATACCCGTCATGGTGCTTGTAAACATGCACCATGCCGTAGTCGGTATCGAAGCTATAGATTGCCCGTGTCGACATTGGTCATACTCCGTTTCGGCATGATCGCCGACACTGCCGCGCGTTCGCACTCGCGCGGCAGTAGCTGCAATCAATCTGCGCAGTCAGTAGCCGGCGGAAAGCGCATTCCAGCTGCGTACCCGTCACGCGTATAGAACGCGCGAATAGGCGCAAGCGCTTTTCGGTAGTCACTCTCGCTTGGATTGCCGCCGGCTTGGATCAGCTCCATTAGCTTGCGCGCGGCACGGCACGGCTTAGGCCAATAGGCCCAGCCATCGCTATGTTCATTGGTTTCGTTATACAAGCGCCACAAAAACCGCGTTGCCTTGCGGAGCACGGCGGACGCCTTGCCGGGCGTTTTGTAGCGTTGCATTGCGGCCCTGATATCATACTCGTTCATGTATAGCATGGCGCTATTCCGTTGCCCGGGTACGCAAATAACGCGTCAACGGAAGAGCGCCATGCGCTACGTATTGCGCGCAACGTTCTAAGTAGGCTTGGCGCTTGCGCGCGTCATCTGTTAACAACATTTCTCGCTTGATGAAATCTTGCAATGATAGCTGGGCGCCACTTGCGCCCCCAGCTAGCCGCGCGAATTCCGTATCATCAAGCATTAAAACTACACGCGTTTTTCCCATGGCCCGTTTCTCCTATTACGGTTTGCTGATCCGCGAATTATCAGGCGCTAGTTGTGGCTTGCTTGTGGCAGTGTTGATGTCAAGATCGAACAAAAAATCGACTAGCGCTTGTGCCTCAGAGTCCGTAGTGCAAAGCCGCTCATTCTGATAAATACCGTTCTTGCGGCTGTAGACTTGGAATTGACCGTCTGCGCGCCGATACCACGTAAACAGTGTTTCACTATTAGCCATTGCCCGTTTCTCCTATTCGGCAGGATTGCCGACACTGCCGAGCTCGGGTTAGGGGCTCGGCAGTAGCTGCAATCACACTAAATTTCTGCGTTATGTCGCATTCGTACGCAGCCGTTGCCGGTGTTTCCTTCTTAGGCGCCGTCTCGTGTCGCGTAGCTTGTCAGCCGCGGCGCTTTTCGCCTTTATTTGTTCGATAGACTGGTCAAGTAGCTCTATGGCGCGTTCATATTCATCTTCGATATCGTACCCGCGGCATATCGCGGCGATATATCCTGGATTGTGCATTTCACGATGCAAGCGAATGACCAGGGTCTTTATCACGTCAAGTTCATCGTGGTCTAATGCCATTGCCCGTTTCTCCTATTCGGCACGATTGCCGCAACTGCCGCCAGTGAATTGGCCTTAGCCAACGTCCGGCGGCAATCGCTGCAAACGCCCCTAGGCGTTCACAAGCACTTTATCGCCAATGAACGGGAGCAACAAACCAAGCGCCTTATCTTTTAGAGCGGCGCCGCTCCCGAACAAGCGATTTTCGGTGTCGTTCGCGTCGCGCGTATGGTCCACATAACGCGTGACACCCTGCAACGCGGTAAACGCATCCAAGTCCCCGACACGTTGCCCGCCGCGCTCGTTAGCACTAACCAGCATGGCGTCGATTATCGCCTGCCGCTGGTTTTTCTTGCGCGTCGAAACGTCGTCAGGTTGCGCGTCGCGCGGGATATCCAGCACGTCGCGCAAGAACGTAGCGAGCTCTTCGCTAGCAAGTTTGCGGCGTGCCAGCGCATCGCCCATGGCCTTGTATGCGTCGAAACCGGACGCGATGGTAGCGAGCTCTTTACGCGCCTTATCGATATCAAACCGCGTTGTGTGGCGAACGTTGACGATAGGCGCTTCTTCCCCCATCGCGACGCGGATTGTGTTTTCGCAAACCACGCGCGTCACGCTACCCTGTAACCGCGTGCAAGACGTCGTGTCGAACGTGGTCGACATGAGCAAGTGGCGCTTGTGCTTATCGCCGGCCACGTCTTGCGTGCCGTCGAATTGCGCTTGCGCCCATATCCGCTTTCCGCCGTCTAAGGCGCCAACGGTCGTGATCTGGAACCGGTCATCCGCTTCCAGGTAGCGCGCGAACGTGTCGCGGATGGTGCTTGGCTGCACTAGCTGATATTGCCCGCTCGCCATGCCTACCGGCGCCCCGGTGTCGCGCCGAACATGGGCGAAACGGTCCGGATAAGCGAACATGCGTTTACTTGGCTCAATGTGATCAAAGTCGGCGCCGGTCAAATTGACGACAAGCGGCACTTTGTCGACGTCGAAATTACAGCCGGCAAGCGCCCAAGTTTCCTCCAGCGTCAACGGCCGGCCGAGCTCGGCCGCTTTTTGATCGATCGATTGACCAGTGCCGTGCCAGATTTTCGAACGCGGGCCCGCGAACGCAAGCGCCACAAAGCCCAGGGTTTCATCAAGGTTAGCTGACATTGCCCGTTTCTCCTATAGGTGCACCATTGCACCACTGGGTAAGGTAGCACGGGGCGCGCCGCGCGCTTGTCACAGGTACGTGACTATCGATCACGGTATCGTTATCACGCCCTGCGTGCCGAGTTCGGCGCCAAGTATCGATCGCCGCGCGGCGGCTGCCGCCCGCCGGCTAGAGGTTTGAGCTCGGCAGATTAAGGCGCCCCGCAACGGTTTCAGGGTGTTGCGCGCCAATTATTAAAAGCCGGAAGGGTCTAATCTAACCTATTCTTCTTTAAGAAGGTTTAGTTGTATTGGGTAGTTGTAGCCTATTGGCGGTATATAGCGGCTATTGCTGATACCCTTAAACCCGCCTTCGGAGGGTGCCGACTACCTTCTTGCATTTCTACAGCTCTCATTTGTCGCCAAACCCCCGACATTTAGACGTTTAACCCCTATTCGGTAGCACGGTCAAAGGGTTACAATTGCCCGGCATTCCGCCCGCCGCGTCTAACTGTCTTTGCCGTTTAACTAACCGCCGCTCGCCCCCGCTTTTATCGGCTGCGTGCCCAGGAGGGTAGATTGTGTCGCGATTATGATTTACACCCTCCCAAATGTGGCCGTGGCCGAGCTCTGGTGCGACGCTGTGAGGGTGCGACATATCCCCCGTCAGGGTCCGTCAGGGTCTGTCTAGACCCTGACGGACCCTGACATATGCGCTCGCATATGTCGCCGCGCGATTAAGAAAGAAGCGTAAAGCCGTTAGGCTTTACACCAGAAAGCAATTCTATGGATAACAGTGAGCGCAGCTCTCCAATCAAACTCTACCCCACCACCATACTGGACAGACAGGTCACCCTCCGACCGGGTAAAACACCCGTCCTCGACATACGGGGGTGTCAAAAACCGATGTTAAGAATCTCTTAAGGGTATGACGGTAATAATCTTCCCCGTTGCTTACGTGCCTGTTTTCAGCTGCTTGCCACTTTAGGACCGGCCCACCGTCGCTTGAATAAAGAAGGTGGGCCGGTCCCCTTTCCCGATCGGGAAATGATACGAAAGGTCGGATATGGCACTACCAACAGTCCGTATCATTCCAACCCCCCTCGAGCGATCGGCGCGCGCCAAAACGGTGAACGTGTCGACGGTGCCACATTCCCAGGCTCAATGGAAGCAGTATCTCCAGGCGACCGGTCCCGCGTTCGGGCCGGCCGGCAACAATCAATACCCCGAATTCGCTGCCGGTCTGACCGGCGCCGGCCCGTTCCGTAATGGCTTGCCGACGATCTACATCGCCGGGTTTGTCGGGCCAGTTTAAACTTGTTATCGTCCAGCAGAATAAACTTGACACCGTGACACCGAGACGCTAGGAGGGTGCGACGATCCCAACTCGGAGCATCCCCATGCCTATCTCTTCCACTCAACCTGCGACGGTCACGGTGCGCGCACGCGCCGTTTCGCTTGTGCACCGGCTCGAGACGGTCCTCCGTCGAATAGCAAATCACAAGCATGCCGTGCTCGCGACGCCGCAGGACGCAACACCGCCACCGACACCCCCGCCAGACAGGCAATTCGCCGGGGGACAGGGGGTGGCGCCCTTGCCGCCGATCGAGAGCAGCCTTGAGAATGCGCATGATCTTCTCACGTCGGTCGAAGATCATCTGTCTACTCTGGAGGATGATGTTTAATGGCACTCCACCGCTCGACTTTCGACCTTCTGCTTCCGAACGAACAGCAGTTGAAGGACATGGTCATGGCGCGGAAGTGTGCGCGCGCCTACGCGGACGCCGTTGAAGCGTTGGTCCCGGACGGGCCGGATCAGACCTACATCCTGCGTCGCATCCGCGAGACGGCGATGTGGGTGAACGTTGCCATCAGTCGCCATGCCGACGGGAGCCCGCGAACATCATGAAGCGCATCAAAATCCTGATCTGCGGTCTGCCCGGATCCGGCAAGACCACGCTCGCCCGCGCTCTCCAAAAAGAACTTGGCGCAGTTTGGTTTGACGGGGACGACGTGCGCGCGTGGAGCAACAACTTCGATTTCAGTCTGAAGGGGCGCGAGCAGCAGGCGTTCCTGATGGGCCAAATCTGCGATGCCGTCGTGCGCGGCGGCAAGTATGCCATCGCTTCGTTTATCTGTCCGACCGAGTCGACGCATCGCCGGTTTGCAAACGGCACGCCGCCGTACACTGTGTTCGTCGATCGGATCATTGCCGGGTGCTACCAGGACACGAATGCCATGTGGCAGCCGCCCGCCCTGCCGAACTTTACCGTTCATCCAGTAGTGGGGTCGCCTGAGGCGTCGGCTGTGGTTGTTGCCCGGCAGATTGCCAAGCATATCACGACATCGTGGCAGGCGCGCCCCGAGTGGAATTCGCTCAGCCCGACTGCCTTGATGGTTGGACGGTTCCAGCCCTGGCATAAGGGACACCGGGCACTGTTTGAAGCCGCGCTGAAGAAATACGGGCAGGTGGCTATCGCGATCCGCTGCCTTGCGGTCAGCCCCGAGAACCCCTACACGACGGAACAAATCGAAGATGCCATCCGTGCAGACTTGCGGCCGCAGTACGAGCAACGGTTTTTAATTCTGCGGGTTCCAAATATTGCGTCTGTTGTGTACGGCCGGAACGTCGGCTACACCATCGAGCGGATCTTTCTTGACGAGGCCATTGAACAGATATCTGCTACGGATATCAGAAAGGCTCAGGGCGATGAAACATCTAGCTTCGATACTGCTGCTGGCCTCGTTGACCACGTGCAGTCCGGAACCGAGCTTCGCCGGCCCTCCCTCCCAGGAAAATCTCAACGGTTCTGACCTGTGGGAGATTCAGGTTGTCATTATGCACGAAGGCGCCGCTCTGGAATTTATTTACGGGACCAAGGAAAGCGGGCCCGTGTTTTTTTCTGATAAAGCGTCGTGTGAGCATTTCGCGATCACCGACCCTCCGTTCATAGCCAACATGTTAAAGGTGTCAGAACTGACGGCGGAGCTCCACGACGAGTTGAAAAGCATCGAGTGCGTTGCTAGGGCAACGGAGGTTGAACCCTCGCGCTAGCTGCTCTACACGGGTTAGCGCGAAGCACGGGGCCCGGGTAGACCCGCACACTCCCGGGCCCCACAGGATTGCCGATGACGAACGTTGACGTTGCCGCGCCGATAGAACTTGGGTTCCTGTCGTCTCTGAAAGATATTAGTTTTCCGCCGAGAACACCGCTGTTCGTTCTGCAATTTACCGTGTTCGCGCCCTCAACTTCCCCGCTCGTGCCGACGAAATGGCCGACGGCACTGAATTCATGTGAAGCGTTGTTTTTGGATACGGAGACGAGTCCCGACTGGGTGCTCGAGGGCACGCCGCCGCCACAGGGACCAAATCCGCCGACCGGTGTCACGTTCGCGGCGCCGGTGATCGGGCCTCCGAACCTGAAGATTAGTACGGCGTTCTTTAACCAGACCTCTGGCGGTAAGAATTCTGCGTCGATTTTTGATCCGCAGACGGGCAACTATATCGTTGGCGCATCCTTCGGCCAGTCGCTGGCGGCGCACCAATCGACCTCGTGGGCTCTTATCAATCTCGCCGGCGTGCAGCAAGTCGAGTTTGCCAAGGACAGCGTGGGCGGTGTCGACGTAAACAAGGAAGGGTTCATCGGGTTCAAATTTCAGGGCAATTTCGGGCCGGCCGACGCGAACAAATATCCGTTCTTTGTCAACATGCAAGTCTTGCGGGGTGCGACGTCGTTCACGCGGAACGCCAATGGCGTGCTGGTGCCGACGACGGGCAATACCATCGGGACGTACACAACCACGTTCAATAATTCACCGCTCAGCACCGTGGTCGATTTTTGGGTTACGATCAAAATTTCCTCGCTGGCGATGACCGTTCAATCCCTGGTCGCCCCGGGCGGCGCCCCATTTTAAGGTACCCGTAACCGGCATGCTCCAGGGTAGATTGGGCCCTGGCAGCTGGCGGCGGTTGACGGCTAGTCCCGCTGGTTGGGGACCACTGTCAGGGCCCACTTGACGTGCGGAGATTAGCCGGCCTATTCTCCGCACGTGCGGGTCTTAAGCATAAGGCCCCGACGATGCCAGAAGCTGAGTTTCCCCCGCTCGAGCCTACGTTCGCATTAATTGCCAGCCGTCTGGCCATTGAGGGTGTCCCGGTGTGCGCGATAGCCCGTGCGCTCCAAAAAGCGTCCGCGGATGTCGGCGAGACACTGCGCTACCATATCGAGATTGGCACGATAACCGAGCTTCCAAAATGGGACTGGCCACCGACCAGCCGCCGTGCCGATCGGTTGCCGTCGTCGGTGAAGCATCTGCCTGAGAGTTCCGTCGTCATGTCGCTTGAGCGTTTGCTTAAGTTAACACCCCTTGAAGCGAGTTTCATGTTGGTGTTTTTGAAACGGGACGAAGTCGACAAGGAGACGCTGCACCATGTCATCGAAACTCAGAGGGCTCTTCGACGATCACGTCCTAATACTTCGGAGCCTACTGATCCCAAGATGGTGGACGTCATCATTTGTAAGATGCGGACTAAGTTTCGGCCTTACAAAATCCAGATCAAAACTCTATGGGGAAGCGGGTACTATCTTGCCGACGACGGACGTGATATCGTTGAACGACTCCTTGGAGCCAGTATTGATGCCCCGCAAACCAATAACCCCCCTGTTGGATGAGCGTGCGCTCGTCGATATGTTGGCCCGGCCAGCGTCTCTTGGGGCGGCAGCGCACACGCGCACTGCGGCCGCCATGACCGTGCTCGCTGCGCATGATCGGAAGTTGGACCGTGAGACGGTCTATCAGATCCTGATGGACGCGTTCAACTTGAACGAGACATTGCGGAAGGCGGAAATGCTGGCGCAGGTGCTTTACGACTTGAATCGTGGTGAGCTCACCGAAGAGCGCTGCAAGACTGTTATCACTGCGCTCATGGAAGAGGTCGAGCGCCGGCGCGAAAAGGTTCACCGGCATATTTACTTGATGTCGGAAATGCCTTACGAGAATGACGTGATCAATTGAGAGGGTTGTGATGGCACACCTTACGCCAGACATGTTCAACACGATCGGGTGGCTCGCTATCACCGCTGCCAACCTGTTCATAGCGTGGCTGGCGTGGCGCACGAACCGGATCGCCCACCGAAACGAAGTGACCCTGCAGATTATTCACACAGCCACAAACAGCATGAAGGATGCGCTTGTCGCGTCGACCGCGAAGGCCTCGTACGCTGAAGGGCACGACGATGCCTCTGCCGAAGCTGCCAAGGCGATGATCACTGCGAAGGCTGTTGACCGGGTTGCTACCGTCGAGGAGAAATAATTAACTTTTTCCCGTACACGCTGTTATGAGTGTCGCTCCGAGAGACTGACGGGCGGCAAGGTTGGGTGGTGGGAGTGTACACTTACCTTTTTTTAAAGAGTACGCGATAACGTCCGTAGCGTGTTGGAGGTTTCCATGATCCCTGGATTAATTCTTGGCCTGTTGTGGGCCCTGTTTTGGCTTGTCATTCTGGCGGGTATCCTTGCCTTCCTGCTGTACGGGTTCAAGACGTTCGTGTTTGCCATTCCCCCGCAGGTGGAGAAGGGGGTTTGGTTCCTGTTTGTCATCGTTGTTATCATAGCCATCGTGACTGTTTTTGCAGGGGGCGGAGGGTCATCCCTCCATTCCTTTCGGTTATTCTAATGACGCCACGACGGGAACCTTACCGCCAGAAGAAAAGCCGATCTGTACTCAGTGTTAATCTGCAAGCGACGCTTGTGGTTCTTGGGATCATCGGCTTCGCACTGTTTATGACATACGCAACCAATTGGCTATGGCCATTACCAAAGGAGGCCCCCTATGAAACAATTACTCGTTAGTGTGGCGCTGTCGCTCGTTTTGGCGACGTCAGCGTTCGCTGCTGGCCATGGCGGCGGGGGTGGTCACGCTGGTGGCGGTGGTCACGCTGGTGGCGGTGGTCATGCTGTAAGTCATGGCGGTGGCGGCGGTGGGGGTGGTCACGGTGGGTACCGTGGCTATCACGGCCGGCGCGATCGCGGCTGGTACAACGACGGTTTTGATGGCGGCTGCCTCCCTGGTCCCCTTCCCGTCGTGGGCTGCTACTAAGTCAATCTGAAGGAGTGTGCATGGGAACGGGTCAAGACTTTCCGAACAATCAACCCGGCATAGGCACGCAGTATTTGCCCCATGCCGGACCGACTGGCAATCACCCGGTGGGCGCCTCAGGCCCTCTCGGATTTACCGGCCCTACTGGGCACACCGGATCCACCGGACCCACCGGGCTCACCCATTCTGCTGGTGGTTTTTATTATTTCTTCGATGACCTCGAGGAACACGTCGAGCGTGTTTACGACGAACTGCGAGGGACCGGCGGGACGGGGCACACTGGAATGTTCCCGCTGTTTAAGTCCAACCAGCCGCATTGACTTTTGCCTTCTTTGGCTTAGGCTTTTGCCAGAGCCGTCGAGCCACATAGTCCGTGATGCCGCCATGGACGATCAAAGAGACGTACTGCAGGTCGTCAACGACGTGGCTGAACCCGTCGGGGTCATCTTTTTCCGGCTTTGGCTTGAGTGCGCCCTCTTTAGTCTTCTTGTAGCGGTAACCGCCTGCCATGGCGCGGACCAGATGGGGACAACGCGTTCCATTGATGAGGATGCCGGCGCCGCCGGCGATCTGACGGCCCAGCAGCGCTTCAACGGCGCGGATCCGCGGGGAGATTTCATTCGTGGGGGCTGGATACCAGGAGAGCCCAAGCCGGCCGACAGCGTCGAAACAGCTTTCCTCGCTGATGCTTCCCTTGTAAGCGCCCGACGGATCGCCGATTATCGCAACTTTGTATCCCAAGTATCGCGCCATCAGGACCGGGCGTAAGCGCTCGTTGATGTGTTTTTCTATTCCGATGTTGGTCGCGGATACTTCCTCATGGACCAGGAGACGGCCCATGTGATCCATTTGACATATGAGCGACCAGGGGTTGCGACCGAAATCTTGCCCGACCAGGAGCGGGTACCCCGGTATGAGAAGAGTCTCAGGTACAACGTGAATGTTCGACCGAAAGCTTTCCTTGAAAACAGCTGCACCCGATGGGTCATTTCCATACTCCGCTTTCACATAGCGCTTCACCCAATCGCTATCCTCGCCGTACATGTTGACGAAGCGCTCGTAGTATTTGCGCCCCTGCGCGAGGCGTTTCGGATCATCAGTCCCAAGCAGCTTCGTTTCCGGGGTTTGCAGGAGCCACGCTAGGTTCTCCGCTTCTGGTGACAAGCCCGAGGGCTGTACAAACTTCTGCCAGTCGGCGGGTAAGTTCTCCATGAAGGTGTGCCATGGCGTCATTTCTGTCGGCATGTTTGTATCTGCTATCAAGCCATGCCATGTCGGCGTCCCACGAACCCCGGAGGGATAACGCCCGCATCGACCACTCAATGGTGCAACCACGTCCAAGTTCATTTCGATGCACTCTGACAACCAACCTCCCGTCAGCTGCATCGACAGGAGGCGGGCTTGGTCCTCCGCGTTCTCCAGCGGGATGAATAACCATTCGCTCACGACCGAATTGAAATTAAGGTGAAAGCAGTTCTCGGATACTTTCCATTGTCCTATTCCTGACAGGTGGGTTTCGCAGTCTTTGAGGACGGTGTCTTTTAATTGTTTGAGGGTTTGACGCACGACGGCGAAGCGCGTGTAGCGGTTCCCATCCGCTGCCGGATCTTGCTCGATGGCGCGCCGGAACAGATCCATAATGCAGCCGGTCGTCTTACCGGAGCCGATGGGGCCCGCGATAATCCGACCGAATGCGTTTGACTTTGAGAACCGCGCGATTGTTGGGGCGGCGTCGTACTCTAGTCCTGCCATGATACCCAGGCTTTCCCATCGGTGGCCTTCTGCCGACCTTCCAGGAAAATCTCCCAGCGGGCGGTTGTACCCCATTCCGGGTGATTAAACCAGAGAGCCTGGGAAGGACGGCTGGGTGGCGCGCGCAATTTGAGGGCGGCGTACTCGTCGAAGCCTTTGGCGGCATTGTTGACAGTGACGCCCGGCAACCATAGCATCTGGTGCCAGTGACACAAAATCAACTCGTCGAAGTCGAGGCCAACCTTATGGGTCTGTTGCCCCAGCTTGATCGAACCACGCATTATTGGGCCTATCGCCCCAATGATACCGTCGCCGCCCTTGACGCCCAAGTTATCGCCATGCGTCAGCATGTAATGCACGCCATAGCTGATAAAGTGCGCGTCGGCCGAGTTCGGAACGTCGATGCGGATATGCTTTTCTTTCTTGAAGTACCGGGCCAGATTGCAGTACACAGCCCAATCGTAGTTGGTGTAGACCAGATGCTTGAAACGCGGTTTCTTGTGACTGCGCCCGTGGTTGCCGACAACGCAAACCACGTAGACTTTCCCGAATTTCGACGCCATGAGCTCGATGCCTGCAGCGAGAATGTCTGTCAGGTCATTGACCGATTGGTGCGGCGTGCGGTCGTTGGTGGCTTCAAGTTCCTCGTGAATATCACCCCCAACCATGTCGCCGCCGAGACAGACGATGATGCCGGGATATTCCGTCTTCGCACGCCCCATATGATTGTAGGACAAGTCAACTGTCGTGTCGTACAATCGAAAGAGGCGTTTCTTCGCGATGGACGCATTGTAGACGTTCACTCCATTGACCTCGTCTTTTGAAATGACCTCGCCATAATGCGAGTCACTCCAGACGGTGATCGGGCAACCCCGACTGCCGATTTTGCCGCCGCGGCCGCTGATCCAAGTGGGCGGTTCAGGGTTGTGGGCGGCGATAGCAAAAATTTCTGCACGAATTTTTTCCGCGGTGTCGTGCTCAAACTGCAGCGCCTTGATGGTTCGGCGGGCGTCCAGAAGTTCCAGGTTTTTCTTGCGGAGAATGTCCTCTGCGTCAAGCAGCCGTTGCGCGTCTGACTTTAGTTGTGGTGACATAGTATTCCCTCTGGCGTTGCTTGGACTTTGGTGATTGGAAGTAGCGAAAGGCTCGAGCCTGTCCTTTTGTTGAGTGATCGTACCGCCAATAGGTTTCGTGCCCCTTAGCTGAACCAGCGTACCGCTTACGCGTCAAGCGGCCCCTTTGGGAGCGCGCGTACTTCACCTGGGCTATGTTGTGTAAACGCTTCTGCTGAGACGTCGATCGTGGGCGGCCGGATTGTTTCTTCGTATTTGAGTTTTGTATCGGCGCCAAGATTGATGGTGATGGTGAATTTTTCACCCGCGTCCGCGCCGTGCTTTTCTTCGCCGGCGCCGGCGAGTTTTGCAAACATTTTTGCCGTCTCGGTGACAGCTGAGAGGCCTTCTTTGCCATTGGTCATCCTCGATGCGATCTTGGGGAGGGCGTCTTCAAGGGCGGCGGCGCTCTGAATAGCGATACGCTTATTGGTGGAGAGCGCGCTCTCCCACTCGAGCACAAAAATTTCGTAGGCCTTTTTATAGAACGGATGCGGGAGAATCCAGCGATCAAACTGCTCCTGGGTGATGCCGAAGCTCATGCAAATTACGTCGGGATCTTTGACGCCGATCGCCATTTCTCGGGCTAGGCCAGCCATTTTAGTCTGGTCGAGCTCTATATGCGGAGGCAGCGTCGTTGGCTCGCTCATAAGCCCCGAGTACCACAACAACTTTCCGCACGCAAGCCTATCTATTAGCAGATCGTTAAGGCCACGTCGGTAGGCTCGCTCGTGCGCTCCGCTGTGCGCAATAGGATTTCCGCGAATGAGTGATATGTCGCTAGGCCAACAAGGGGTGCTCCAGGTCATCCCGCCGGCACAGCTGGAACTCCAGTTGCAACAGCGGGCCAAGGATCAGGCCGCGGCTAATACGCCAGCCCAGCAAACACCTACGGCGCTGATTGGTTACATTAAGGGTCAGTTTGAGATTTTTCGCAACCACCGCAATACGAGCGCGGGATGGTCAGAGCGTTTGCTCGTTGCGTTGCGCACATTCAACGGGCAGTACGATGCGACCAAACTCAACGAAATTCGGCGTTTCGGGGGGTCCGAAGTCTATGCGCGCATCATCGCCCAAAAATGTCGCGCTGCTAGTTCACTCCTCCGCGATATTTATCTTGGTCAGGATCGCCCGTATGGTGTGAAGCCGCCGACCAATCCGGACGTTCCGCCGGAAATCATGGCGACGATCGAACAGCTACTCGCCGCCGAGCGCCAGCAGGTGCAGCAAACACAGGGTAAGCCGCCGGATGTGACTGATGAATGGCAGCGGCGCGAAGCGCTCGTGCAGTCCGCGGAGGACGCTGCCAAGAAAAAGGCGTCCGAGCAGGCGCGGATTAGCGAAGATAAGATCGAAGACATTTTGCGCGCCGGCGGTTTTTATCACGCCCTTGCTGAGTTTCTGGTCGACTTGCCGATTTTCCCGTTTGCTGTTATCAAGGGACCGGAAGTCAAGGTGATCCCGACTGTGTCATGGCCGCCGAATGGAGGCCAGCCCACAGTTAAACAGACGCCGAAACTCACCTGGGCCCGCGTATCGCCGTTCGATATTTGGTGGACACCCGGCGTCGCAGATATTAAGAACGCCAATGTCATCGAAAAACTTCGTATCACTCGGGCCGAGCTCAACGACCTTCTTGACCTCCCGGGGTACAATCAGGACGAAATCCGTGCGGTACTCGATGAGTACGGCCGCGGGGGTCTTTACGATAACTGGGATACTACGGATGCCGAGCGTGCGGTCCTCGAGAGCCGCGAGAATCCGGCTTGGAACCGTTCTGCACTGTTGAGCATGATGGCGTTCAATGGGAATGTCCAAGGTCGCCTGCTTCAAGATTATGGTTTGGCCGTTCCGGATGAATTGCGAGATTATTACATTCAGGCATGGTGCATCGGCGGGCATGTCATTAAGGCTCAGTTGTCGCCGAGCCCGCGTCAGCGCCATCCCTACTACATTACGAGCTTTGAGAAGGTGCCGGGCACGCCGCTGGGTAATGGCCTCACCGATCTTCTCGTCGACCTTCAGGAGAGTGCAAATGCTACGTTACGGGCGCTGATCAATAATTTATCAATTAGTTCGGGTCCGCAGGTTGTGGTTAATGATGATCGACTGAGTCCCGATGAAACCGGAGAGGATCTGTACCCATGGAAGCGGTGGCATGTTCGGAACGACCCCGTGTCAAACAACGCCCAGCAACCGATCAGCTTTTTCCAGCCGCAAGCCGTAGCTCAACAGCTGATCCAAGTGTTTCAGGAGTTTGTCTCGATTGCGGACGATGTATCGGCTATCCCCAAGTATATTGGGGGGCAAGCTGGTGCCGGCGGTGCTGGTCGGACCGCGTCCGGCCTAGCAATGCTGATGGGCAATGCTTCAAAAATTCTTCAAACCGTTTCGGCGAATATTGATCGAGACGTGATCGAGGAAGTATTGATGAACCTCACGGATATGATCCTCCTCACGGATACTACGGGTCTACTTACCGGTGAGGAAAAGATTAGCGTTCAAGGTGTCAGTGTCGCGGTCCAGCGCGAGACGCTGCGACAACGCCAGATTGAATACCTGCAGGCCACGAACAATCCGACCGACATGCACATTATCGGGATCAAGGGCCGCGGCGCCGTGCTGCGCTCGGTCACCCGGGATATCGGTGTCGACGGTGACGAGGTTGTTCCGCCTGAACAGGTGCTCGAGCAGATGGACGCACAGCAGAAACAGCAGCAAGCCAAACAGGCAGAGGAAGGTCCGCTGCAGCAGCGCATTCAGGAGGGTGTCAATAAGGGCGTTGGCATGGGCGTGCAGCGGATCACGACGGAGCTCACCGCTGGCGTTCTCGCTCCGGAATTCCAGATGCCCGAAGGACCGCCCGCGCACATTGGCACGCCGGAAGGCGCGCCGGGTGGCCCGACCACGAACAACTCGGAAATGGACTTGGGCCCTGGTGGTGATCAGGCGCGGCGCGCTGCCGTTTCGCAGGGTAGCCAGCCTAGTCAGATTGCGAGCCATGGGCTTGGACCGCAGACTGCCAATTTGGTAGGAAACCAACCTGGACCCGGAGCTAACCCCGTGCACCCTGGACCTGGATAAATGTCGTATCACTTTATCAGCGGTCTACCGCGATCAGGCTCAACCTTGCTCGCCGCCCTCTTCTGTCAGAACCCCGCTTTCCATGCTGGTATCATTTCGCCGATGGGCCCAATGACGTCAGCGCTTCGTAGCGCTATGAGCCCGAAGCAAGAGACACATGTTTTCGTTGACGACGTGAAGCGTGGCCGCGTGCTCGAGGCCTTGTTTGATGCATTCTACGAAGACAATCTGCAGAAGGTGGTCTTTGATACGAACCGCCGTTGGTGTGCTGACATTGCAATGCTTGGCCGCCTGTTTCCGAAATCGCGCGTGATCGCGTGCGTGCGTCAGCCCGCGCACGTTGTTGATAGTTTCGAGCGTCTTTTTCAGAAGCATCCGTACGCTGTGAGCACGATCACTAAATGCAAGACGGAGGGGACTGTCTACGATCGCGCGGCGACGTTGCTCGCTATAGACGGTGTCGTTGGGTACGCGTACAACGCGCTGCGGGAAGCATTCTACGGTGCTAATTCGCACCGTCTGATCATTCTTGAGTATGTCAATTTGGCAAAGGCGCCGAAGGAAACGATGGCGTGGTTGCACGAGTGCTTGGGTGAAGCGCCTTTCGATTACGACTTCGATCATATCAAACAAATTCCTGAGGTCGAGTTGTTTGATCGCACGATTGGCACGCCGGGTCTGCACGCAGTTAAGGAAAAAGTTGTCTACACCGTTGAGAATATTGTCTTGCCGCCTGATATCGTGGCGCGTATGCCGCCGGTGTTTTGGCGGCCGCCACCTTCCGTTAAGAAAGACGAAACCAATTCTGGATAGTGTCACGCTGAATTGAAGGACAGCCCATGACTGCCGGCATTACCTCTGCCCGACAATACGATCGTAATCAGCGTGGTGTCATCCTCGCAGAGGTTGTCAATGCTCTTGCGAGCGGTCCTACCGGAACAAATACTGGACCGACAGGTCCGACGGGGCCAGTTACAGGTCCGACTGGCGCTGCCGGTGTTCCAGGTCCGACCGGTCCGACCGGTCCGTTTGGTTTAGGTACGGGTGGTTTCGGGCCACTTGGGTACCAGGGCCCCACTGGTCCGCGCGGTGCTACAGGCTTCACTGGTTTCACTGGAAATAGCGGGCCGCTGGGCGCACAAGGACCAACTGGTCTTGCGAACGGCGCGACTGGCCCGACTGGCCCGACTGGTCCTTCTGCTGGGCCGGCCGGCTATACCGGTTGGACAGGTCCGACAGGTCCGACAGGATACACTGGACCGACGGGTCCGACAGGTGGATATGGGCTTGTTGGTCCCACCGGGCCGACCGGGCCGACCGGAACCACGATTACGATTTTCATTCCGCCTACATCGACCCCTGGCATCACGGGCGCGGTGTGGTTCAATCAGAATGCGACCGGCTTGACCGGTGGCCAGCAATGGTTGGCGCTTGTAGTGTCGAAGGGACCGGGGACTTAATATGGCCAGAGAATATGGTAACGATGGCCCTATCCCGGCCATCCTGAACATCGATGCGAACCAGATCAGCCCTGTTCTTCAACAGGTTGTTGATGCATTGAACCAGGGCGTTACCGGCTATACAGGCCCCACTGGCCCGACTGGCGTTGGCAATTTGACGGGCCCTACCGGCCCGACCGGCACGTTGACCGGTTTCACTGGTCCAACAGGCGGCCAGCCGGGCCCGATCGGTCCTACTGGCCAGACGGGGATCACCGGCCTTAGTGGCGCGATGGGCTTGCAGGGTGCGCCGGGCCAAACCGGCCCAGGTGGTCCGACTGGCCCGATCGGTTTGGCGCCGTTAACGGGGATCACCGGCTCAACAGGTCCGACCGGCCCGCAGGGGAAAAATACTGGCCCGACCGGTTCGACCGGTGTGACAGGTCTTACCGGGCTCACCGGTGTTTATGGCGCGACGGGGCCTTATGGTCCGACCGGTGCCACGGGTCCGACCGGTCCGACCGGTGTGAACTTTCGCAATTTTTTCCCGCCGACTGCGAGCCCCGGGGTGACCGGTCAAGTTTGGAGTAATGCGGGCGTGCTACAAGTTTCGCTTGGACCTGGGACGTAATCGATGGCCACGAACATTGAGAACCCGTTGCTGAGCCCGCCGGACACGTACGATGACAACCAGATCCCGGTTGTGTTGTTCGAAGTTGTCGGCGTGATCAACAACAATCAGGCAACCGGCCCTGCCGGTCCCGCGGGCCCGAAAGGTCCGGGCATTGCTGGAACTGGGTCGAGCGGTCCGACCGGTCTGACAGGCGGCCAGTTTGTGCAATGGGTGACTGGCATCACCGGGACGACCGGCTTTACGGCATCCAATGGGTATTTCGGTCCGACAGGACCGTGGGGCGGTTACACCGGCCCGACCGGTAACACTGGCTACACTGGCATCCAGGGCACCGGGGGCGCGACTGGTCCAACGGGACCATCCGGTATTACCGGTAACACCGGGCCGACTGGCACTGCGGGACCATCCACTTTCCCGGGCCCGACCGGTCCAAGCTTTGGCGTCGGCACCGGTTTGACAGGTGTCACCGGGTCAGCCGGTCCTGCTGGAGCACAAGGCCCCGGTGGTCCGTCAGTCAGCGGTACGGGCAGTCCGTATTTCCAAGGTGTCCTGCCGAGCGGTGCAACCGGTGGTGTAACAGGCCCGACTGGTCCGACTGGTCCGACCGGCACCCTGCAGTACAATTTCTACGCAATCGGTGCTGGTACCGGTGTGACGGGTCCGTATGGCGGCTATACCGGTTCTGCCGGTGGCGCACCTGGGTTCGGCTACCCGAGCGGCTATCAAGGTCAGACGGGTCAATCTGGCTACGCGCTGACAGCCTACACTCAGGTGGGTGGTCCGATTGGTCCGATCGGTCCGGTGCATAATACGATCTTCACACCGCCGACGGTGGATCCGCAGATCCCGGGCGCCGTGTGGTGGAACCCGCTCTACGGTAACACGGGCCTCTTCGTATCGCCCGGCTTCGTGAATGCGGGCTAAGCTTGACAGATGATAGTCCGGTGGTGTACCTCCAGGGGATCCATTCCCCTGGAGCATTCCCCCAATGCGCCTCTGCCTGAATTCCATCGTAAAAAATGAAAGCGCGCGCATCCTTCGGATGCTTGAAAGTGTCGCCCCCCATATTTCTTGCTACGTGATCGCCGATACCGGGAGCACCGACGGCACTCCGGATATGATTAAAAAGTTTTTCGAAGCCGCGCATATCCCTGGGGAGCTTGTTCACTGCAAGTTTGAGGACTTCTCCCAGGCGCGCAATGTCGCTTTGTTTGCTGCGCAGAAGAGCAATCTTGCGTGGGACTATGCGATGCTCTGTGACGCAGATATGGAGTTTAAGGTCTACGACGAGAAGTGGATTGAGTTTCTAAAAGACGCGCCGGCGTACGACATGTATCAGGTCGCTGGCACGCTGCATTACCAGAACCGGCGTTTTGTGAAGCGCGGGGAGCACAACGGGTACCGCGGTGTGACGCATGAATATCTGGACGTCGCCACCGGCGGCTGCGTGCCGCAAGAGAAGGCGTTCTTCCTTGACTATGCGGACGGCGCCAACCGGCCTGACAAATTCAAACGTGATATCAGGCTGCTTAAGAAGGGTCTTGAGGACGAGCCCACAAACGAGCGCTACATGTACTACCTTGCCCAATCGTATCGCGATGCCGGGAAGGCGGATAAGGCGGTTAAATGGTATCAGCGGCGCATCGCCGCCGGCGGTTGGGACGAGGAAGTTTGGAGCGCGATGTACTGTCTCGCGCATGCGCTTAAAGACCTGGGCGATGAAGCTGGATTTATACGTAAGATGCTGGACGCGTATAATTATCGGCCGAGCCGGGCCGAGCCGCTTTATGATCTTGCGCACTGGTACCGCGAACGCGGCGAGAACGCTACGGGCTTATTGTTCGCTGAAACCGGTATTCAGATCCCGACGTCGAAAGACGCTCTGTTTGTCAACGATTTTGTCTACACCGCGGGGTGTCTGGAAGAGTACGCCATCATGGCGTTCTATGTTCCTCACAAGCGCACGGCGGGCTACAAAGTCAACAACATGCTCAGTTTGAAGCGGATGGCCTATACGGGTTCTCGGGAGCTCGCGCGCGTAAACATGTATCACTATTTCGTGCCGCTGAAAGACCTTTGCAAATCGTTCACTTGGAAGCCGCTCGCCTTCATCCCGCCGAAAGACTACGTGGCGATGAACCCGTCGATCGCGGCTAATCCGACCACCGGTCAGTTGCACGTTGTCGTGCGGAACGTGAATTATCGCATCGACGACCAGGGGCGATATTTAATCCGTGCCACCGATGGAACGAGCAACGGGACAAACCCGATCCATACGCGCAACTTTTTGGCTATATTGGACGAGAATTTAGAGATTGTTCCGGATAGCATTAGTGAAATTAGACCGCCGGTTGACTTGCCGAAGCCGTTGTTTGATCTGGTTATCGGTTTTGAAGATTGCCGGTTATACACGGTTGACGGTGCTTTTTGGGTGTCGGCAACCATGCGCGAGCTCACTCCGGAAGGTTACTGTGAAATTGTGCGCGCGCGGATAAATCATTTGCCGCCTGTGCAGGTCTTCGACGAAATGACCCGGATGAAGCGCCGCGGTCACGAGAAGAATTGGATGCCGGTCGCCGACGGTCAGCACCATTTCATGTATCGCTGTGACGAACTTGTGGATGGTACCGGTGAGAGCCTTATCAAGCACGACGCTGTTATTGACGTCGGTGCTCTTGCTGGCGGGTCGCAGCTGATCCCGATGGCTGATGGTTGGCTTGCCGTTGTGCACGAGGCAACGCTTATCCCTGGTCAACAGACGCGGTTCTATTCGCACCGGTTCGTTGCCTTTGATAAGAGTTTCGTACTCAAGAAGGTCACGGCGCCATTCTATCTGCACGAGAAGGGGATCGAGTATGTCTCAGGGCTCGCTCTTTCTAGTGACAAGACAAAGCTGATCCTGTCTTACGGCTTTAAAGATTGTGAGGCGCGCATTGCGACGGTGGACGTGAAAGAGTTGGAGACGTTCCTGTGGGCAAGCTGACAACGAAAGTCGTCACCGGTTACGTGCGTCTCGAGAACCACACGCGCAAGCCGGAAGAGTATAAAGCGCTGGGGGAACGGCTGAGTGACGCGCTTGGTGATCATCCGCTGGAGGTCTTCTTCCATCGCAACCTTCGCGACCTCTGGCTGACGCAGTGGATTGAGCGCTTGCCCCCTATGAAGCCCCCGCTAAGCTGGAGCCAGGGCGATAACCCGCTGAAGAACACTCTCGAGTATCACTGTGTGCAGCACCAGAAGATTGCGTGGTTGGCGAAGGCTGCCGATATGGATAGCTCGATTGACACGTTTATTTGGATGGATTATGGCATTTTCTCCCAGCCCGGGGTAAACGCAGAAGTCATCCGGGATTTCTTGTCTAGGATCCGAAAGAACGACTTCGCGTTTCCCGGGTGCTGGCCAGAGGATCCTGACGTCTGGGATGATTATCCGTGTTGGCGCTTTTGTGGTTCGCTGTTGATAGTGCCGCAGAAGGAAATGCGTCGGCTGGTAGAGTGTTTTTTGGCGTTGACCCGGCTCTACATTCGCACGATGGGGAAGGTGACGTGGGAAGTGAACACGCTCGCGCGAGTCGAGCCGTTTCTGAAAAAGACCAATTTTCGCTGGTATGAGGCTGACCACAATGCCACTCAGTTTACGAGGTACTGAGAATGTCCAAGAGGATCTTGATCACCGGTGTCGGCGGTTCAATTGGTTGCCATGTCTTGCGGCATGTTCTGAAGCACACGGATTGGCATGTTATCGGCTTAGACAGCTTCCGGCACAAAGGGCTGACGGATCGCGTGCAGCGCGTAACCTACAAGCACCGAGAGACTTTGTCCCGATTGACAGTGTATACCCACGACCTCACCGCCCCTATCTCGTCGTTGTTGGAAAGAAAGATCGGGAAGATTGACTACATCATCAATCTGGCGTCTATCTCGGACGTCGACCGCTCAATCGATGAACCGGGCTACGTGATCACGAATAACGTGGAGCTCATGGTCAATGTTTTGGATTACGCGAGACGCGTACGACCAACTACTTTCCTCCAAGTTTCGACTGACGAAGTCTATGGGCCAACTGACGGCCGTACGGCGCACAAAGAGTGGGATCCGATCGTCCCGTCGAACGCCTACTCGGCATCGAAAGCCTGCCAGGAAGCCATCGCGATCGCGTACTGGCGCAGCTACGGCGTGCCGCTGATCATCGTTAATCTGATGAACAATTTCGGTGAAATGCAGTCGCCGTCGAAGTTCCCCGCGATGGTGCAGCGGAGGGTGCGAGCAAACGAGAGTATCGGTATCCATAGGTTTGAAGATGGCTACGGTTCCCGCTTCTACATTCATTCCCGTAACGCCGCGGACGCTATGTGGTTTTTGCTTCGCCAGTGTCGACCACATTTACATAAACCAGGGACTGTTGATCGACCTAGTCGATATAACATTGTTGGGGACGAGCAGATCAATAACCTCACGATGGCATACACAATTGCCGCTGCCGTCGGTAAAGACCTGAAATGGTATGACGTTGACTGCGCTGAGAACCGGCCGGGTCATGACGCGCACTACGGGCTTGACGGTACGAAACTTAAAGAAGCTGGCTGGACGTCGCCATGCACGTTTGAACAATCGATGAAAGAGACGGTGACGTGGTACGAGAGGAACCCCGAGTGGCTGGACCTATAATCTTTGTCCTCACGTATCCGCCGGACTTGGAGAATGGCCGCATTAATGCGGTTCGCGCTACGTGGTTAGACACATGGTGCGATATGATTGCTTACCGGTTTGCGTTTGATAACACGCACGTTGCCACGCGGGGGGATGAACTTGTGCTTGACGCGCCGACTGGTTTGTTGAACACTTCATTCAAGACACAGAGGGCTGCGCAATGGGCTCTCAAGCAAGGATACGACCATGCATTCTTCGTCCCGACCGACTGCTACGTCGCGGTCCCCCTCTTACTTGCGTCCGGGTATGGGGATCACGACTATACGGGCTTCCACTCTTACGATGAACATCATATCGGTGGGGGTTCAGGTTACTGGCTCAGCCGAAGCGCTCTTCAAGTTGTTGCAACTTATGTACCCTACCCCGATTACGAAGACCGATGGGTTGGAAGCGCCTGCCGAGACGCCGGTATCCCCGCGGTTCACGACGCCCGATACCACTCGTGGGACCACGCTAAGCCCAGCCGCCCTCCAGTCACTAAACACCTTTCTCGAGACACTGGGATTTACGACCCCATGTGGATGATGTTCGTCCACGAAACATTCCTGGCAACTGGTGATTTGACATGACCCCACTTTGCGAGCTCTCCAGAAAGTACGGAACGGACAAGGGCGGCGAGCACATTCCCTACGGCGATCCCAATCACTGCTGTCACAACTATACGCCGATATACTACGACCTCTTCAAGGCTCGACGCGACGATACCCTAACTCTTCTCGAGATTGGCGTGAGCGAAGGTAAGAGTATTCACATGTGGCGAGAGTTCTTCCCTCTCGCCGCGATCTATGGTTGGGATCTTCGCATCGATCGGTTTGAGGGTGCGCCGCCTCCCAGCGTCCATCTGCGCTGTGTTGACCAGAGCAACGCGGACAGTTTGTACGAGGCGCTGATGGAAATTGGTAATCCGCGCTTCGACATTATCATCGATGACGGTTCGCATATCTACGAGCATCAAGTGACAGCCCTTGGCGTCCTTCTGCCGTTCTTGAAACCGGACGGCATTTACGTCGTTGAGGATCACACGGAGCCGCAGCGCATGATCCCCGACAGTATCTTGCCGACCGGCTGGACTAACACTGTCCACACTGACACAGACTGGCGTAATGTTTTGCAGGTTATCCGCCGTGCAAGCTGATATCATTTCGATCAGTCACCCGCGCCCCACGCGTACGATCGATCCGCCGCTCGGCGGCGTTGCGCGCGAGTTTATGAACGGGTTGGACGATGATGGCGGGCTATCGCAACGGTGGATCGATATGGTGCCGTTGGACTACATTTGGCGTCATATGAATGATCCCCTGCCGGACTGGCCGGTGCCGCCGATTATCGGTTTTCACGGCTACCGGAAGCACATTAATTTCCGCGATCCGATGGCAGAGCACGGGCATCAGCTGGCGCGCGGCTGGGACGCTGTCAGTCTGACGCAGTTCCTATCGTACCAGGAGTGGCTGGCCAACGATTTGACGGGCACCATGCTTGATAAGATGCTGGACGGCTACGACGTGTTGACGGTTGAGCCGTTTGATTGCTCCTACAATCAGAACATGCGCGAAGACTTTATTCGGTCGCGCTCGTTTAACGACTGGCAGACATTTGAGTATGCCATGAGACTGAAGGGCGAGTTTAACTTTGAGACGCCGTTCATCCGCCCGATGCACTTTGTCTGCCGGCGTCCTGTGTTCTGCCGCTGGATGCGGTTCTTCAACGAAATGAAAGTCCTGGAATTTGTTATCGACTCCGAAGATGCCGTCGCGCTGGATTATCCGCGCCGCGCCCTGGGGTACCTTGCCGAGCGTATGTGGTCGCTCTGGTTGGACGCATCTGGCCTGAAAATAAAGACCCTCCCTCTCATGATCTGTTGGAACGTACCATGATTAACGGCTTAGCTGTTTCCACGGGTATGATGCATTTCACTCACGGGTCGCCGTTTGACCATGCAGTGATTGACGGCTTTTTGCGGCCTGATGTCCTGCTACGGATCCAGGAGGAATGGCCACAAGACGACGACCCGCGCTGGATCACGTACCACAACGCCCTGGAAGACAAGAAGACGTGCAACAAGTGGGACGCGTTCGGGCCCTTCACCTATCAGTTCTTTTCGAAGATGTGCAGCCTGGACGTGACGCGATATTTCAGCGCATGCGTCGGCGTTGACCTTGTGCCCGACTACGGACTGCACGGTGGTGGCCTTCACCAGCATGGTGAAGGCGGCAAGAACGGCGCGCACCTGGACTACAGCATCCACCCGAAGATGGGGCTGCAGCGGAAGTTGAACATCATCCTCTATATCGCTAAGCCGGGTTTAGGAGGGCATTTTGGCTTGTGGGCCGATCCGGACAAGCTAGTCAAGGAAGTCGAGCCGCGGGTGAACCGCGCCGTCGTCTTCGACACGACGCAAAACTCCTGGCACGGGTTGAGCCGGACCGTTCACACGAATGGAATGAATTATCGAAAGTCGCTTGCCATGTACTACCTGTGCGAGCCGCCACCGGATGCCCCGCAGAACCGGCGTGTGCTGTTCGGTTTGACGCAAGAGCAGAAGAACGACGCGATGCTTCAGGAGTTTGTGGCGAAGCGCTGCGGTGTGGATACAGCGAAGGAGGTCTATCGTGATCGATTATAAGTGTCGCGGTTGCGGTTGTTCTCTGGTTCATGTCTTTGCAAACTTGGGTCGATCCCCCCCATCAAATGCATTTCGCACGCTGGAGCAGCTGGACGAACCAGAAATGACGCTCCCGTTGCGCGTCTTCGTGTGCAGGGAGTGCCAGCTTGTGCAGCTGCCGGCGTACGAGAAGCCGGAAAACATCTTCAATGAGTACGCTTATTTCTCCTCCTACTCGCCGACCTGGGTTGAGCATATGCGGCGTTATGCTGCGGCGATGACAGCGAAGCACCGGCTCGGTGCTCAGTCGCTCGTGCTCGACGTTGCAAGCAATGATGGTTATCTCCTGAAGCACTTCAAGGAGTTCGGTGTTCCAGTGATGGGGGTTGATCCCGCGAAGAATGTTGCTGACATCGCTATCGCGGCCGGTATTCCGACCTTTAAGGCCTTCTTTGGTGAGGCGCTGGCGAGGGACATGGTGGTTGGTCACGGTCGTGCTGACCTAATCAATGCAACCAACGTCCTGGCGCACGTTCCCGATATTCACGATTTTGTCGAGGGCTTTAGGATCATGTTGCAGCCTGCCGGCACCATCACCTTTGAATTCCCCCATGTGCTCAACCTTATACGCGAGTGTCAGCTAGACACTATTTATCACGAACACTACTCGTATTTATCGTTGCGAGCACTGGAACCGATTTTCAAGACACACGATTTGCGCGTGTACGATATTGATCAGTTACCAACGCACGGCGGTTCGCTTCGGTTGCATGTCTGTCACGCGTACGATTACCATGCAGCAATCGTTGCGAACGATGAAGCCATTTATAATATTCAAGCTTTGGAAGTTGGTGCCGGGCTGCATGAGATAGAGACATATACGAGCTTCGCTAGCGAGCCGCAGCGCGTCAAAGTGGACTTCCTTGATTTTTTGATCAGACAGAAAAAGCGCGGTAAGATGATTGTCGGGTATGGTGCGCCGGCGAAGGCAACGACGCTACTCAATTACTGCGGCGTCGGGCCAGAGCTCATTTCATACACGGTGGACGCAACACCGGCGAAACAATGGAAATACATTCCGGGTGTTCAAATTCCCATTTTTCCGGAAGAAGAGTTGGTCAAAGATCGGCCTGACTTCGTGGTGATTTTCCCCTGGAACTTGAAAGACCCGATCATGCAAAAGGCTAAGGTGATCCGGGAGTGGGGCGGTAAGTTCGTCACCGCGATCCCTAAGCTGCAGATCATCCCTTAACTGTTCCTTCACCTGCATGCGGTTACATGCTGGCGGGCATAGTCCCGTACGCAGGAGTTTTCCTATGGCCAATTGGCAAAAGAAGGGCGTCTCTGGTGAGGCGGCCAATGTTGACGCCGGTAGCGGTTCAAAGCGCGATGGCGCCAAGGGCCGCGGTGCCGGTGGTCGCGCGCGAGGGCCGGACGTTTCGACTACTGACGGCGGTTCTGGTCGCACCGATAGCGGTGCAGGCGCTTCCGCAACTGAGAAGACCCACAACGTAGAGTTCGCGAAGGGTGGTGACACCCATATGTTTGGCGAGCAGGAGGCGAATAAGCAGCGCCCCGGTTACGCCGAGAAAGCGGACGCCCACGGCCCGGGTTCGAAGTTTGCGGAAGGTGGCAAGAATAAGATGTTCGGCTTTGCCGGCGCGTTGCCGGCGACAGCGGGCATTAGTGCCGCGCGAGAGTCCTAATGGCAGCCCGGCTCTCTGTCGGGGTGCCCATGAAGGGCTCCAAGACTACGCCGACGCCCAGCATGCGGCCTAGCTTCGTGCTCGGTTCCCGGCCGGCCAGCATGCGCACCGGGGCCGTTCCTACGCCCGGCGCGCGTATCAAGCCCGCGGCCGCGAGCACCACGCAGTATGGAAAGATGAACGGCCAGTCGAACCCGGCGAACGTCGCCGGCCAGTGGCCAGGAGCCGGCAATGTTTAAGAAGCACATGGTTCCGCTGTCCAAGGGCGGTCAGACTGTCCAGCACGCCGGCAAGGGCTCCCAGCAAGCCCCCATGTCTGCGCGCAACAACGTCACCCAGTCGGGCTCGAGCGCGCCCGGCGCTTCAATCGGGAATTATGCCAAAGCGACACCGATGGCGAATCCAACGCCTCCTGCCGCGCCAGATGGTGGTCTTGGAACGGGTGATTGGCCTGGGATAGGACAGTAAATGACTTCATACCGCTCTCCCCAAGCGGTTCAAGCAGCAAAGAAAAAACGTTCTAATCGTGCTGCTCAGGCTTACCGCGCTCTGCCTTTAGAAGACCGCCGGCGCCGAAATAAGCGTAAAAAATTGCGCTGTTTCTACGGGCTTTCTCTTGATGACTTTGATGCCATTCTTGAGCAGCAAAATAGTCGTTGCCTTGGATGTGGAACAGATACTCCGGGCGGCCGTGGCTGGAATATTCACCATTCTCACAAAACTGGTAAGGTATTGGCAATATTATGCAATCTATGCAACCGCGGGTCCGGGTTACTTGGGGATGACCCTATCCGGTTGCGCCGTCTAGCTGATATAAATGAGGAATGATATGACCCCCGATCCAATCAAAGTCTACGCCTTGCGTTTGCGCAACGCCGACCC